TTATGAGAGACGTAGAATTGAAGTCCTTAACTTTTATTCTGAGAAGAAGTTATTCGATACCGAAGAAGAAATGCAGCAATATGTTATTCTTCATAAGAATGAACGCAATAACCCTATTCCTAAGAAAGCTCGATTGTGTATGGATGATATGTATTCAATAACTAAGATAAACAAGAAGAAAGTTCCCACATATAAGAAAATATTCCGTACTGCTAAAAGAAGACGTACTCATCGTTGTGAGCTTAAAAACAAGTCAGAAGACGGAGTCGAGCTTAAAAACAAGTCAGAAGACAGAGTGATGGATTAAAGAAGGGTTGATATGATAGAAGCAATGCTAAAAGAGAAATGATGGAGAAAATATGACATGGACATACGGCAATCGGTAATTCAGTGGTACCGTCTTGCGTCAGAGAAGCGTTCAAAATGTTAATGGGAATATGACACATGCCTGAACTATCACGACAAGAGATGAAAGACCGTCTTGTACGTCTATTCCGTAATAAAGAATGGCGCATGGCTAATCTGTATTATATCAAAGATAAAGATGGTCGAGTCGTTCTCTTTAAACCGAACTCTGCTCAAAGGTATCTGTATGCCAATCGACACCGTAGAAATATAATTCCTAAGGCTCGACAGAGAGGTATATCTACTGGGATACTTATTGATTATCTTGATGATGTGTTGTTTAATCCCAACTTTAAGGCTGCTACTCTCGCTCATCGTGAAGCTGATGCTCTTAAGTTGTTTGCTTCTAAGATAAAGTTCCCCTTTGATCATATCCCGGCCCCTTATAAACCGTATGTTCCGGTAATCATAAGAGAAGCGAATTCAGTACTGGAATTCTCTAATGGCAGTATCATATCTGCTGAGACTATGGTACGAAGCGACACTTTGCAGCGGCTGCATGTTTCTGAATTGGCCAAGCTTTATAGACAGCAACCTGCTAGAGCTGAAGAAGTTAAGACTGGTGCTATTCCCGCTGCTGAACGTGGTATCATCGACATAGAGTCTACTATGGAGGGTCGATTCGGTCTCATGTATGAGATGTCTGAGAAAGCATACGAAATGTTTCTTATGGAGACCCCTCTCACTGACAAAGACTTCAAGTTCTTCTTCTTCCCTTGGTGGGGTTGTGAAGATTATGTTCTTGATACTCCTGTTGATATAGATCCTGAACATGCCATGTATTTCAAAGTTCTTAAAGATAATGATAAGATAGAACTTACTCCACAACAACAGTGGTGGTATATCAAAGAGCATGAAGTCCAGGGCGAGAAGATGAAGCAAGAATACCCTGCTTCTTATAAAGAAAGTACCGAAGTTGCCAACGAGGGTATGTTCTTTGGACCCCATATCGTTAGAGCCCGTAAAGAGGGTCGTATCTGCTTTGTACCTTACAATAACAAGTCCTTGGTATACGCAGCTATGGATATCGGTAGAAGCGATTCTACGGCTATATGGACGTTCCAGACGATACAAAATGAGATACACTTCTTGGACTACTTTGAGCATTCTGGGGAAGATATAGACTTCTATGACCGATGGATGCAAAATCTTCCATATAAGGTAAGACTTCTTGGTCTTCCACATGACTCTGAGTCAAAAGTTCTAAGCTCTTCAAAGAGTGTTGCTGATATATTCCGTAGAGATTTCCATTACGAAGTTATCGTTCTCAAACGTGATGAGATTGAGATTCAAGGTATCAATGAAGCCAGGGCCGCTCTTGATTCTTGTTGGATTGATAAAGTTAAATGTAAGCGTGGTCTTGAATGCCTGGATAAGTTCCGTAAAGATTGGGATGAGAAACATGGGTGCTATAGAAGCAAATCTGTTCATGATGAGTTCTCTGATGGTGCCAAGGGTTTTATATACTCCATACAACTGCGTAATAGACTTACTGGTCGAAGGGGTGACATGTCCATTAAAGAATATCGTAAGCTTAAGAAACGTCATCGTAGAGTAATCTGAATCATATTCCCGACCCCGGGAAAAAGATAATATTTCTTTTATTTCTATTGCAATAATCTCTTCTATGCTTTTTAATTGTGTAAAAGTGTGGTATTTTACCACATGTGGTGTTTTACCACACATTGGCCGTGTGTAATGAAACATCGACGTAACGTCTTTCGTCAAGACATATACCTAAGGGTTTTTATGGAACCACAATATGACGTATCTCCTGCCGTCGAGGAAGAGCAGAGCGTGAATCAGGAATTCGCTCCACCAGTTGACGAGAGTCAACAGATACCTGCTGAAGGAAATAAAGACTATAACTTCCGTACTGTTGTCGAAGATAGAGACAAGTACCGAGACCAAGTCTCTGCTTTGGAAGCTCGTGTATCTAAAAGTGAAGAGATGGCAAATATGTATAACGCCATGGGTTATCAGCAACCGCAACAGCCACAGGCTCAACAGCCACAACAACCGCAATCACAAAGTATGACCTTTGATGACGCAGTTGATAGCGAATCATTGAATAAGATGAACGCATATTATGGGCAACAAGCAGAGCAGATAGCACAGCAAAACAAAGGTTATGCAGATCGGATGGAGCAGATGGAATTACATCAGCGAGATCCAAATTGGCGAGATACTGTTAATAAATATTTACCGAGTGCTGTTAAAAAAGACCCTTGGATAGCAGACAAGATACGCAACTCATCAACGGCCTGGAGAGATGCTTACTATTACGCTTCTAAGGATGATGATTGTATCCGCGATAAGATGGCTGGGCAACAGAACCAAGATGCTCAACGTATGGTTAATAATGCTACCAAACCCAAAACACTAGGCTCTACTGGAGCACAAGCTAATGTTGGTGGTTATAAAGATGCGTTTAAGATGTCTCAAGAAGAGTTTGAAGATGCAAAGCGAAAAATCGTAGCGGGTACATATTGATAGCACTCACTTAATGTGAGGACATAAAGATGGCTACAGGTATAACTACCTCTAATGACATTGTTCCTGCAAGACGTAATGTCTATAACAGGGTAGCATTGGAGAATGCTAAGAAAGAATTGGTGTATAACCTTTTCGCTAATACTGATTCCGTAGAAACAAGGAATGGTGACGGAATGGAATGGTACCGAATGGACCCGTTCCCTACTGTAACGACACCTCTTACTGATGGTGTATATGGTGCTCCACGACAAGCAGTTCGTCAAGGGATCATATCCAAATTCGATGTCTTCGGAGATTACGCAAAGCTTACAAAAAGGGCTATAAAGACTAATCTCGAAGATCTTACAATGAATTACTCCAATTTGTTTGGTACACAATATGGCGAAACAATGGATGAGCTACAGAGAGAGAATCTCTACAGTGGTGCATCCTATGTTAATGCTACTAATGGTGTTACCGGAACTCCTGGAACTCTTACTGAGATCACTAGAGAAGACGTTGCAATCGTTGTAAAACAGCTTAAAACCAATGGTGCTAGACTGTTATCTTCGACTCTTACAGCTAGTTCTGGTGTTGGAACTGCTCCTGTTGGTAAGGGCTACTTTGCTTTTGTCCATACTGATCTGCGTGACGACATTAAAGCCATGAAGGATTTCCAGCCTGCCAGAACATATGCTATGCAAAAACCTGTATATGAGATGGAACTTGGTGCTGTCGATGATGTTCGTTTCTTGGAAACAAGTCATGGTAAACTCACAGGTTCTACTTACAGTATATTCATTGTAGGGAAAAATTCCTACGGAGGTATCGATCTATCCGGTAGTAAATACAATGTATATCGTCATGGATTTGGTTCCGCAGGTTCTTCCGATCCACATTCAATGTTTATGTCGCTTGGGTGGGATGCAACCTGGGGTGGCGTGATCCTCAATACAATGTGGTTAGCTGATCTGAGATGTGTCCATTCATAATAGGAGGTTAATATGGAAAGACGAGAAACTAAACTAATTACTTCTGCCGGTTCTGCGTATAATCTGGAGTTGGGCTTTGTTCCTAGCTACGTGCATACAAGGAATATCACTCAGTGGAAGCAGACAAGTCAGAACACTGAACTGTTCTGGGACGATTCTATGGCTGATGCTACCTATTACGGGTATGCAACGCAGTCAAGTGTTACTGAGGGCATGAAAGCTATTTCTGATACATCTAATGGCTTTACACCTTATGATACTTCTGTACGAGCTTCTCGTACTAAGCTTATAACTGGTATATCAAAGGCTATCTCAGGGCTTGCTATTGTCACTGTTGGAGCAGGTCATGGTTACACTGCTGCTGCTAATGATGGAGATACAGTTGCGTTCAACTTCATTCCTAGTGATAGCATGCACGAATTGTCGGGAATGCGTGCAGCCATAACTTATATCAATGCGACAACTTTTTACATCGACATTGATACGACCGGGTTCAGTACTTATGATGGTACTACAACTCGTGGTGGGACTGTGCAGAATATCACTACAGCTCAGGAAGATACTGGGTTTAAGGGTATTACGCTCGGTACTATTATTATGGCTAACAGTGCAGACAAGATTCTTGTTGAGGCGACGTGGCTCGATAATGGTATTGGAGCAGTATCTGCTTAATTATTATGGGAGGGGTGAAAGCCCCTTCTATTTTATGCCCTAATAGGCGCCCCAAAAATTGAAGAATCCAAAATAAGGAATAGTTTATGCCAAGGTTAGGAGACAAAAAAGGTCCTGACGGAAAATTTCATACACCCAAGGAGACAACAATGGAAAAAGAACAAACATTTCACGCACCACACATACATAAAGGTGTTGCTGAACCAACTAAGAAATACTACTTTGAGAACCGCAAGCAAGAAGGTCAAGACTTGAATTTCTTTGCCGGTAATGCACCAGTCAAAGGTATGGGTAAAAGAGAAGGTGATATGCGTGTTTACAATCTTAAGCATGGTTCAGAAGTAGAGCTCACAGAGAGTATGGCTCGTCATGTTAGAGGCAAGGGTATGGTCAAGCCTGTTATGGATGTTGATGATGAAGGCCGTTCACGCCCATCAGGAAGAACTTATACGGATAGGTTGTATGATTTACACGAGGTTTAAATTATGGCTGAGTCAATTACTCAGATTCTTTCACTGATAGCAGATGTATCTCAACATCATGAGCTTTCTATTGACGAGCGTTTAGAGTATTTAAATAGTTTTTATCAGAATCAATTCTTCATTGATATTGGTATGAATTCAATTGAGAAGACATGGAACTTTCAGACATTACCTAATGTTGATGAATATTCTGTATCTGAAACGTATCGTCTTATAAAGAATAAAGAGGTGCAGCTTAATGGTCAATTTATTGAGATGTACTTTGATAAGGTACTTTTTGATTCGTACTATCCCGATGCTTATCATATTGATGAAACTATTGGCACTGGCGATGGCAGTACCGTAGCCTTTACAGGAACGCTCGATAGCGACCCTGTTGTGTTTAATAGCATGATTGTTAGTGATGGTGTTGAGACCTTCAAGGATAACGGTTCTGGAGTCTTAACGGGCTCCTTAACTGGAACAGGAACGATAACATATAGCACAGGAGTTTATAGTGTCATTTTTAACACTGCTCCTGTTGATAGTACTGACATTGCTGCGACTTATGCAGAATATACAGCATCTCAACCAAGCGTAGTATTATTTTATGATAATATACTGAAATTCAGACCTATCCCTGATAAGTCTTATGATATAAATATCCAAGTCGCACAACGATTTGCTACATTAACGGAAAGTAGCGAACTGCCCAATGCTATATGGGGTGATGCTCTTGCTTATGGTACATGCGTAGATATTCTTAATCGTTTTGGTAATGAAGAAGATGCAGCATTTGCCAACCGTAATTATAATCGTAAGATGCAGTCAGTTTTAGGTCATCAATATAAACAAAGAGTCTCGACACAGCGAGCAGTACCAAGATGGTAAGGAAATAAAATGGCAACTTATACAACAACTTGTCCGGCTCCAACAGGTAGTGAAGTACTTACAGAAAATGCTAAAACAGTAGCGAATTGGACTGCATTAGCTGATACAATTGGCACAGACCATAATTCTATGGGTACTACTAAGGATGGTCAACATTCTAAAATAACATTGTATCAAACTACAAAACCAAGTGCAGCAGGAACTCTAAAAACTGGCTATTTCTATACCAAGGCAGTGGATACAGCTACAGAAGCTTTCTATGAGGATGCGGCAGGTACAGAAGTTCAACTTACTAATTCAGGTTCTATAAATTCATTTATAAAAGCTTTTATATACTTTAATAGCGCTGGTAAAGGACAAGGCACAGCTTTAAATGCCACTTCTGTTCGTAATGCTACAGGAGATTATACTATAACATTCGATACTGATTTAGATGATGAAAATTATGTTGCAACAGTAACACCACAATCTAATGTAGGTAGAGAGAGAGCTGTTGATATACAAACAAAAACAAAATCTATATTACAGGTTAGGTGTTTTATTAGTTCTGATAAAATGCCTGAAGCTGTAGATACCGCAATGAATATTACTGTTATGAGCACATAATAGGAAATTAGATGAGAGGATATAAAGAATTTCTTATTGCACCACAGACAGAAGGTCTAGACAAATCGCTTGCTCCATGGCTCACTCCTGACAAAGCTTTTACAGAACTCACCAATGTTTATATAGAGAAGGGTGTTATCAAAGAGCGTCGAGGTGTTACAAAGTATGGACAATTGGGAACATTTGTTGATGATGAGACATATGCAACTCCTGATGATGGAAAAGTATATGGAAAAACATTAGATCATCCTACACCAATCTTAGGAAGCTTATCTATTACATCTTCTTCTCCCGCTCAAACTGTTTATATAGACAATGTTGGTGATTCTAGTGGTGATGGTACGGCTACACTTACGAGTGCAGGTGTAAGCACTGTAACATTCACTGCGAATGTCGCAACTGGAGAAACAATCACATGCGATTATCATTATAGCGATACTGGAACAGACAGAGTAGTCCGTGGAGTACATTATTTTAATAGAGATCTTACTACATATGACCTTATAGCACTTGATAACAGAAGGCTCAGTCAGTGGGAAACAACATACGGTTATTTTAAAAACATTCCCAGTGGTACCACTGTAACATCAGAGGCATGGGATGCTGGAGATGATGGAACATCTTACAGTAAAAGTGGTGCAGCGACAACTAATATTTCTCTAGTTCCTTTTACAGTTAAGATTACAGGAGGTGCACAAATATTATATGATAATGGTCTTGGTGGCTTTATGGGTGATAAAGGAGGTGGCACTAATTCAATAGTATATTCTACTGGAAAAATATCCGTAGATTTTAAATCTGCTGTAGCTTCTGGAACTGACATTACAATAGATTATCTTCATACAGCAACACCAGTATACGATACATTTGATAATCCTGCACTTACATGGGGCCTTGCTTGGCAGAATGTATATTGGCTTATAGACAATTCTAGTAATATTCATATTTTCAAGCATGACAATTACGGAACAAATGTAATAGATATCACACCTCGTCTTAAGTTGGGAGCCTCTGGTGAGCTTCTTACTACAGCAAGATGTATGATAGTATTTAAAGAGCGACTTATATTCTTTAATACATATGAAAATAATGAGAGATTTTCTCAGAGAGCTCGATGGTCAGCACAAGGCAACTGCTTTACGTTGGACGCATGGCGTGACGATATTTCAGGACAAGGTGACTTTAATGATGCTCCAACAGATGATGAAATCATAACCATAATTCCTTTAAAGGATAGAATAGTAGTCTTCTTTGAACACACGATAGGCTTTCTTCTCTACACTGGTAATCCTGATTTGCCTTTTAGCTGGCAAATGCTTAGTTCGACAATGGAGACGGACTCTACCTTTGGATTCTGGCAATTAGAGCAATATGTTATATCTCTTGGTAAGTTCAACCTTACAGCATGTGATGGTGTTAATGCACAACGAGCTGATGCAAAAATACCTGATTTTACTTTGGATATTGATTATGAATATATAGACCAATGTTATGGTCATATCATTCCAGAAAAAAGACAGGCATGGATGGCATATCCATCGAGAAGCGGTAATCATTATCCTGATAAAGTCTTAGTTTACAATTTTGATGAAGATCTAGTTTCTATATATAGTTTCTTGGATGGAGACACAGCAGGAACTCCTTTAGCAACAAGATGCTTCGCTAATTATTTCTATATATTAGATTGTTCATATACATATCTTAGCAATGCAAAATACTGGCCTGAGATAAAGACAAAGATAGATGCAGCTGGACGCAACGCTTACTATGATGATTACCAAGGATATACTTATGCAGAGCTTGGACATCAGGCAAAAGACCCAATAGTCTTAGCTGGAAGCAATGACGGATATATCTATAATGTTGATGACAACCATGCTAATAATGACAACGGTAAGGAATATAACTTTTCAATTGTCACTAAGCGATTTAATCCATATCAAGAGCTTGGTGTAGGTGTTTCTCTTGGATATGTAGATTTCTTGGTATCTGCAATGGCTGATTGTGAGGCTGAGGTAACCTTCTTTCTAGGATTCTCTGGTACTCCTGCTATTACGAAAAGGTTTAATTGCGAAGGTACAGGGAATAAGATATGGAAGAGAGTCTACTGTAATGCTACGTCTGATGTAATAGGATATAAAGTATCTCATCCCTTTGACAGTGAATTTAATAATTATTCATTTGAGTTGCATGCACACAAGCCTGCGTTTAAGACTGGGGGGAATGTAATCCGATGATGCCATTAAGTATAATACTTCCTGATGACGCTGAAGAGCTTAACAAATCCCTAACTAAGACATACCACGATACGGCTAATGCTATTAATGGCAGTCAATCGACATGGACTCCTACGGTTGAAGGTTCAACAACATCAGGAGCAGGAACCTATACTACACAGACAGGTTATTATTATCGGCAAGGATTGCTATGCGACTGTTGGTTTAGCGTAACGATGACAGCTCATACTGGTACGGGTGATATGCAGATAAAATTGCCGTTCAAGATAAAACGCTCGGCAGATGTTTGGGTTGGCAGTGTTATAGCATCGAATCTTACCTATCCTTCGGGGACATCAGTATCATTGCTTGGAACAAATAATACATACTTTGTCAAAATAATAGGCACAGGAGGTGGCATTGCAAGTGCTACAGTAAAAATGACTGATGCAACCTGTACTTTAACTGGGCATATACGCTTTGTAGGGCAGGCTGAAAAATGATGAAATTTGAAAGATGCACTAACGCACTGCTTATCCCTAGATATTTACTTGAACAGTTACCTGATAATTACGATGCAGATAGATTTTATGAGTTCATGTCTGTTGCTTTAAGCAGTCCTACACAGATGCTTTTCTTGTTGCTTTCTGAAGAGGACATAATCTGTGGGTTCTTATGGTGTGAGATAAATCTTTTGGATGAGGTTATGTTTATCAACACTTTTAGTGTGGATAAGGAATTATGGGGAAAAGGAGCAATGGTTGATTTTGCCACAGATTTCCTTAAGACTCTATTTAACAAGCTTAACCTAAAAAAGGCAGTGTGGATAACTGATAAACCTACGCTATTTGAGAAGCGTGGTTTTACTAAATCAAAGAATTTTTTAATGGAATATACAGGGGAATAATTATGGGTGGTTCAAAAGGTGGAATCGAACAACAGAGTCTACTAACTCCAGAACAAGAACAGGCTTTTTCAGGGCTACTAAAAGACTTTGACCCTAGCATGCTAACTAACATGTTTCAAACTTCTGTAGCAGACCCGGCAAGGCAGCAATTTCAAGAGCAAACTTTGCCTGGAATCCAAGAGAGATTCATAGCTGGAGGAGGCTCTAGGAGCGGAGCAGTTAATAGAGCAGGAGTCCAAGCCGGATCAAATCTTGAATCCTCTCTTAGTGGACAGTTAGCAACACTTCTTGCTCAAGGTCAAGAGAGCTCTGATGATAGACGGTCAAAGCTAGCTACATCAAAGATTACAGAGAATATACGCACAGCTCCTCAAGAATCACCATGGATGAGTCTTTTGAAGCCTGTTGTTGCTGGCGCTGCTACAGCTTTTGGTGGTCCATTAGGAGGTGCAGCCGCATCTGGAGTTATGAATGTGTTTAGTAAACCAAAAACTTAGCGTTTCAGGACGTCATTAATAAACGAATATTAAGGGAATATTATGCTTCAAGGAAAAGAAATTCTATCAGTGCGAGAGCAACGGTATAATCAGAGCTTGGAAAAATTAAGTCCATTTCAAAACGAAGCTCGTACAGATATGGAATATTACCTTGGCAAGCAATATTCTGCTAAAGAGTTGGCTTATCTTGAAGAGAATGAGCGAGAAGTCGTAACAAATAACAAGATTCGTAGAGCTGTTAACTTGCTTACTGGCGAACAGAGACAGAATCGTCTTGGTTCCGTTGTCCTTCCTATTAATGATAACATCCCTGAGGAAGTAGAGACTGCCGACCAGATGAGTAGTATTGTTCAATTCGTCTTGCAGAAGCAGAAAGGTTATTTTCATATATCAAACTGCTTCCAAGGTGCAATGATTGCAGGTATAAATTTCAGCGAAGTCTATTTTGATTATTCTGATGACTATGACAATGGAGAATTCAAGTTCTTGCGTATACCTTACAATGCAATACTATGGGACCCGTATTTCCAAGAGTTTGACCTTAGCGATTGCAATCATATTATGCGTCGTAAATATATCTCAAAAGCAACAGCAGTAGGCTTATTACCTGAAAAACGGAAGGAAATCAACAAACTTATCCCTAATAAGCGAGATGGTATGTTCCCAACGATACCATTTGAAAACAATGCTAATGGACAGCCTCTTCTTGCATACGATGAATTCTGGGAAAGAGATACTAGGCTTGTGATGTACATGGTAAATATGGAATCCAACGCAAGGATTCAATTCCCTGATGATACAAAGAAAAAAGAAGCTCAAAATCTTATCAAGGATATGAATCAGCAAGCCCAGAGAGAAGTTGTAAAGCTTGTTGAAAAGTACAAAGCTACGGTAAATCTATACTGCATCATAGAAGGAGAAGTCTTTTATAGTGGAAGGGATCCCAATAAGATTGATGACTATCCTTTCGTGCCATTTATGGCTTATCACACGCCAGAGTACTCAGAGTACGACCTGAATTTACAGTCCTTTATACGGGCTGCTAGAGACCCTCAGAGAGAGCTTAATAAGCGT